AAACAATTTTGATTGTTTATCTCTTATCTTACCATTATCCCAGTAAGTATCTTTATCTTCTCCATTATTCGCCCAACCTGTTTCAAGTGAATTTGCTCCATATTTCGCTTTAAAATAATCGTCCTTCTCTTTACCTTGTGTAATATCCGTATGTTCTTTTGCTATTTTTTTATAGAATAATTTTGCGTCTTCGTATGCCTTTTCACTTTTAAATGATTTTATCTTTTCAAACTTTTTTACTTCTTTCTCTAATTTGAGTGTGAATGCGTCTATCATTTTAGGATAAGTTGTTATGTCTTTCTCTACGGGGGCTGGTCTTGGTTTAATAACAACCCCCTTTGGTTTCACCGACATATCAGGGACAGCCATTTCCAACTTCTCCGCACCAGCCGTTGAAAACTTACTCGCCTTCTTACGCTTATTGCTTTCAATTGTCTTGGCGGTCTTTGCCTTCTTACGCTCCTCGTCCGTAGCATACTTCTTGGGACGACCTCTCGGCTTCTTCTCGGCAATCTCCATAGAAATATTCTCACCACCCGCAGATTTAGCCCCACCCGCAGATTTACTTGTTTTAGGGGGTTTCTTGGCGTGATACTCCGCTTTACACTCTGCGTCGCTCAAAGCACACCCGTAGGTCAATCCCTTTCGTTTGGCGAATTCTTTAATGTGTTCTACCCAAGCACTCGGCATATTATATTATATGGAGGGAAAATAATTTGCTAAATATACTTATTTGCCCTAATTTGCTATTTCATATAAAATTGATTTGTTTTTTCATTTAGAACAGAAAGGTATTAAAGACAGGTAGAGTAATATAATTACAATGGCGAACAATCCAAACACACCGATTACTATGACGAACCGAGACAAGTGGGTCTTGGAGGCGAAAGCGAAAGCGGGTTGGAAATGTTATTTCATAGAGCGGGATTACATATACGAATTACAGAATACCCGTAATGTTGCGAGGGAGACGGCACTCGCTTTGCGTCAAGGGGCGACCCCCGACATAAAGCATTTGACGCAGGTATTCTTGGAACTATACGACAAGGTGGGAGAGTTGTGCGACTGCCCGATTTGTTTGGAGAGTATGACGAAGGAGAATACAAGCGTCCCAATGTGCGGACATTTGATTTGTAAAGGTTGTAGGGAGAAGGTGGAACTCTGCCCTATATGCCGTAAGAAATATTAAAACCAAAACCAAAATAAAAAGAGTGGGATAGTCCCCCTTTTTTTATTGAAAGCCCAGCCCTTTTTTGCCCTAATTTGAGATTGTATATAAAATTGATTGGCTTTTTCACAAATATATTATACGCATACTAAAACAATAAGTCGTTAAATTAATTACAAGAAATGGAACAGATTGCTATTATTACCAAGTTGGTTCAGGAACTGACCGCTATGAGTAGTAGTGAGGGGGATACGGATAATGTGGAGGGTATGTTGAGGAGTTGCGTAAGCAGTTTGGAGTTTGAGTTGAAGAGAAAAATTCGTGCCGAGAAAAAAAGGGAGGAGGCGGAGAGGGCGTTAATGGAGGAGGAGGAGGAGTATGACTGGATTTGTAAGGACTGCGATAATCGTGGGTCTTATTACGAAGACCACGCAGAGGAGACCGACGAAATTGGCTTCACTCATTTCTGGTGTCGCAGTTGCTACGGCGAGGAGGAGAAACTGCCTAACGATTTCTTTGAGGAGGTCTTTGGTTGGAAAGACGGCGAACCGCTTGTCGCATAGGAGTAGAGTATTATTAGTATTAGTAATTTATTAAATAAAGAGAGGGCATACCCTTTTTTATTGGAGGTGTAGGTGGTGTAGGGTGTAGGTCGCCTTTTTTTCGCATATAGGTTTTATCATTACTACCCTTTTTTTTAAAAAAAGAAAAAGTCCTTTTCCTACTACGAAAAAAAGAGAACCTACACCCTACACTACCTACACCAGCCCTTTTTTGCCCTAATTTGAGATTGTATAAAAAATTGATTTGTTTTTTCACAATTATATTATATGTATCAAAGCAAAGCAATAGCATAGCAATCAAAGCAAAATGGCGGTAATCAACAGAGAAGCACTCATTCAGGAATACAAGTTGTCCCAAAGTCGCAAGGACGAGGAGGACATTGGTTTCACTTGGGTAGTCAAGGCAAACCAGATTAGTTTGGTGAATTGGAGGGAAATGGCTTCGCAGATAAACATTTGGAAAAACAAAAAAAGTGAGGTTCGGGCGAACGACTACAACAACAAGGAGTTTGAGTTTGAGGGCAAGAAGTGGTATGTCTTAATCGCACAAATCTACACAAATGGCGAAATGGACGAGGACGCAAACATTATGTGTCCTATCTCCCTAATGCTCTTTGGAACTATGGTTAGTGGAATGACCTATGCGTTTGAGACCAAAGAGCAGAGGGACGAGTTCTTTGACGGGATTAACGCCAAGCACCTCTATATCCTACGAGACACCGACACCAAAAAGGAACACCCCATTTGCGGTTTGTGCGGAAAGTGGTGCGAATGCCCTCACGGACACAACCCCTACCCCTTGCTTGGAGAGGGTAGAAGAGTGTGCGGTAAGTGTAATGCGGAGGCGGTCATTCCCGCTCGTCGCAAGGGAGTTCGTCGTAGTGAAGACCTCAAAACAAACCAAGACGACTATGATACATTTCTTGGTGGGTGCTTACAGCCACTCAACGACGGAATATTTCAGTTGGAGCAGGAACTTTTAGACGGCGAGAAAATGTTGCCTTTGGATACTGATTTCCCAGAGGATATTAAAGTTCAATACAACAAGTGCTATGACGAGCGAGAACGCCTATTCATAAAGGCAAACAAGGAGGTCAGCAAGTATATCAAGGAGCGTCTTGACCGCCAGTTGAAAGTCAGGTGTATCGTTGAACCCGAGGGCGTTCTGCTGACTGCTGGTAGTGCTATTCACCAATCAATCGCCCGTGAGTTGAATGAGAATGTCCTCCGCCGTCTCGCACTCCTCAATGAGTATAAGCACAGATTGGAAACCGAGTTGATTAACGCCGACATTGCTCCCGTCCCGCAAGAGAAAGCCAAGACAAAGGCGGAACTCAAAAAGGAGCAGACCCGCAACGCCAACAAGACAAAGGCGGAGGAGAAGAAGTTGAAGGAGGAGCAGGACAAGGCACAGGCACAGGCACAATTCCAAGCGGAGCAACAAAGAAAACAAAAAGCAAAGGCAATCGCAATCAAAAAGCAAAAGGCAATTATCGCAGAGGCGGAGAGGCACTTGGAAAGATTAAAGGCGGAGGGCGTGTAGATTAGGCATTATATAATTAAGATATTTAAACAAGGAATAGGGGTTAAGAACCTTTTTTCTCCAACCCACAACCCACAAGAGACAACCCAAATTTGGGCTAATTTAAGATTTATTAAAAAATTGAAATCAAATTTACCAAACTGATTATAAGTATCAAAACAATCAAAATGGTATTTACTCCTCAACAGATTTCAATGTGTATCGCAAGTTGCGACGAGCGTATTGCCTCTATCCAAACCAAGTTGGATAGTTGGAAGGTGTATGGTAGGGTGCTGGGTCTTGTGTCCTCGTGCTATGATAAAGAAGAGGACAAGTCGGTCTTCAAAATGGAGGACAAGAATGCCGAGAAAATGAAGAATTACGAGAACAATATTCAACTTATCAAGGTGGAGAAGTTGATATACCAATCACTCGCCAAGAGCGGAAATGGTGCTATATTCCCAAAACTATTCCAAAAGTATAGCGACCTAATGGCGGTTTCCTATGATATTTCGGGCAATATGGTTCGCCTTGACGGGGTTGAGGAACAAGAATACTTGGAGTATTGTGCCTCGTCTTTGAACCAGCGTGATTATATCAAGAAGATTTGCTTCTATGGTGAGACGAGATAAAACAAAAAAAAATAAAAAGAGAGGGTAATGCCCCCTTTTTTATTCTATCCGTCCAGCCCTTATTTGCCCTAATTTACGAATAGATAAAAAATTGAAAGCAATATTTATTTAGAACAGAAAGGTATTAAAGCCAAGATAAGTAGTAATATATACAATGAACGCCCCCGCTATTGAAATCCCCATTAGACGCAGAATGAACCCAGAGGAAGCCAAAGCACACTATGACGCTAAATACCCCAATCGTCCTATCTGTTGCTTTTGCGGTGAAAAGACCGAATGCCCCTACGGCAACAGCCCCGCTCCCCTTGCGAGTGAGGGAAAGTGCTGTGGTAAGTGTAATAATATGGTGATATTCGCCCGTATTGGACTTATCTCCATTGAAGACGCAAAGACCTCCCTGCTACAAAAGTAAAAACAAAAAAATAAAAAGAGAGGGTAATGCCCCCTTTTTTTATTTGTGTTTAATTATAACTCACTGAACCTCTCCTTCTCCTTGCGAAAGCAAACCTCACTACAATAACATTCGCTTTCTTCCTCGTCGTAATAATGCGGGTCGCCCAAATCAAACCCCTCACCGCAGAACCCGCACATTCGGTTTGTGAAGTCGTCTTGGTCTCGTTTGCCGTCAGTGCTGTCCCAAATGATTTCGTAGTCGTCCTCCCACGATTTCGTAATGTAATAAGACACCGCCTCGTAATCCCTTACATACAGCATTAAAGCGTCCCATTCTGCTCTCAACTCCTCCTCACTATCCCATTCCCATATACGCAACCCGTCCCGAAGAACCTCCGCAAAATCCTCGCCGTCTCCCGCATACACCATTCTCAATTGATATTTAAAGTCCATTGTTCTTTTGATATGATACTATTGCTTATCAAATCAAACTTCAACTTTTATTTCATTTTTTTTTATTCTACGCCCACGCAGGAGTTTCGGGGCAGAGGGAATTAACAACACCTATCATATCAAACAACGCCTGTCGTCTGTATTTCCACTCCTTAATATTACACCCCTTACACACTATCGGGTTCTCACCCACTTCAATAAACGAGTAGTCGGTGTGAATATAATGAGACCAACGGGAGAGGTCTAATACACAGGATACACGACATAAGGGACACACTTCTCCACTTTTGATTTTGATAATTGGGGACATTATTACTTTGATTGCTTTTGCTTTAATTGATACGACTAATCAATAGACGAAAAGGCATATCAATTTTATACGCATACTTAAATTAACACCCGACCTTGCCCTGAAAGTCGTCGTCCTCACTAATAATTGTTTTTGGGTCTGCGGGGACACTGGGGTCTTTCACAACATTCATACCTTTCATTTCAACTGGTTTTCGTTTCTCTGGGTCGGCACTGCGGAAAAAGTGTTTCAACAAGAATTCGTTTTTCAAGTGGTCGCAACTCTTACTCAAATCGTCAAAAATATCGGTGAATTCACCTGCGTCGTGGTATAGGTCGCCTGACCTACTCTCTGCCGAATTAATATAATGTAAAAACGCTAAACAATACCAACCACAAGCGGAATTCATTAGGGACTGAATATCCTTTGTAGCATACGGCAGTTTCATACCGCAAAACTCCTCCACAATGGTAGGCGGGGGCATTCCAAAACTATCAAAGTATAGACCCTCCTTTTTGTCGTTGGGATATTTATTGACTTGAAAGCAAGTGTAATGCGAACCTTGATTGCGTTCGCCGTCCTCGTCAAACTCGTCCTCCATATTAATTATATAGGACTTGTTGTATTTGAGTTTCTGCCCTTTGAGTTCGTCTTTGAAGCCAATAAAACACAAAGGCACTCTCATTCGTTTCGCTAAATCCTTGATTTGAGTATCAGTGAGCGACATTTATATATTAAGCCAACATTTTATTTCCCCCTAAAATCCGTATTTAATATTTTCTGGATATTCCAATAGCCACTCCAACAACCAAAGGTGAATAAGTCCATTACTAAACTACCAAAGAAGTTGGTCGGCGTAGTATCCCGCTGAACCGACTTTGTGTCTATCTTTCTCGTGGCGAAGTTTGTATAATGCTCTGCGTTTGTCTGCGTATTCCTTGCCCCTTTCTTGAATGTAGGTAGGATAATCTTTATACCCAGCCCCACCAGCATAGGTGATAAATAACCCATTCTTATCATATATCTCTATTTTCTTTTTGGGATTACCACTTGGGAATACCTGAACTCCCAACCGCTTTGCTTGTTTCTTTGTGTAATCTGTAATATGATACATTATAACATATTAAGAGAAAAATTAATTACATAGTTAAACCTAATTCTAAATCACCGCTTGAAGAGCCGTTTATTCGGGGACTGGAACTCGCAACGGAACTAATCGCAATAGGCAACGGACACAATTTATCCTCTACTTTCTTTGCGAGAGCATTACTGCTTTCCGCCAATCTACAATAGGTATTGTAGCACTTTTCTAAATAATCCTTTGCTGGAACGGGTCTGTGTTCTCTTGATAGAGAGAGCGTTTTAAAAATATCAACTGATAAAAGATAATAATCTCGCTGGGACACCATTTCGCACTCCATTCCCCTTTGTATCGCTAAATATAATTCTACACTACCAATAATAGAGCAAACCAGAGCCAAAAGGCAAGTGGTTAAACTAATAGCACCTTGTTCCATATAGGGGGTCATTCCCACGGAGATTATAGAGTTTATACCCGACAAAACGATTACGGGTAAGCGGTAGTATTTGAGGTTCTCCTTCAATACAAAGTAGCGTTGCTTGTGTTCTTTTGATAATATAACGGCGTTAATCCGTATCCCTTCAAGGACATTCTCTATATCAGTAGTCCAATCATTCTCCATTGGGGTCAATATATATAGGGGCAGAGTTTATTTTTACTTTTCTTTTGAAAAGGCAACAGCAGATATACTTTTGGTAGAATGTTCGCCGTCGCTCTTTCTCGTTAAGCAGTTCCTCCAAGACGGAAATGGTCTCCCCAGCACTATCCATATTAGAAAATATTAATCGGCGTTCCCATTTACACATTTGTCTTTATATATGGTTAGAAAATTATACGATATTCAAAACACTTCCATTCTTCCAAACAGCACCAACGGGTAATCCCACAGAACTTGTAGGCAAGTTATTCAATATAAGAAACCCTGTTCCAGCCCCTTTTGGTTCAATAGTAATTGAACCCGCACCAGAAGAAGCAGAAGTAATCAAGCGAAGATTAGCAGTGGTAGAAAGAATATCGTTGGCTCTCATATCAAGATTTCTCAAACAATTCACATTGCCGTTATTGCCGTTTAAATCCAAAAAGGAGGTCATAGTGTTATTAATGGGGGCGGATAATATTAGACCTCCGTCAATACCCGCACCACTCGTGGTAGGGTCTCTTATATTACAAGTAATTCTGCCGTATTCTGCTGTGGTGTTTCCAGAGTTCTTACCTTTCATACTCAATCTAAAAACCTCGTCGCCAATAACACCCGCACCGCCATTCTTAAAGGTTTCAATAGCAACACCAGCAGACGCTCCCGCAGTGCTATTTTGAAGTTGTAATATAGGGGCGGACGCACCAGCCGAATTCGCAGAAGAAATACGAGCAGACCCCCCACTATATACCGAAGTCCCAGTAGTGGGGTCTATCATTGTTAAAGAGCTTGAACTCAAAGCACCCGTCGCAGTTCCCGCACTATCGGTGTAGGTTAGGGTAGTTTTATTCGCAAATAAACTCGCATTTCCAGTGCCGTAGATACTCATTTGATTATTTCGGTAGTAAGCAAAGGCGGAACTGCTATTGTCGTTCGCATTAAAGCCCGTTGCTGTGTGCGTAGTGAATTGGGTTGATAAATTACCAAACATAATAGAAGTGGGACTTGCTGTAATATTCGCACTACTTACGAGAAAGTTTTTAAGCAATCCAGAAGTTAATTGTAGGTCTTGGTCGGTGCTGATTACGAACGGACTGGGACTGCTGGGGTTAGTATCGCTGTGATAAAGACCATTACTCGCTCCACCAGTATCCAAGATAAGGTTTAAACTTTGACTATATCCAATAGGAATACCAGCAATCATATTTAATGTTTTATTTGTTAAACTGGACTGGGCGATAGTTCCAGCGAAATCGCTGTCTTGAATAACAATACTCGCCTTTGAGTTAGTCGCCGTAGCAGTTCCAATCACGCCAGTTCCAGTAATCTTCGCAGATTTTTCGGTCGCTGTATCACCAGCATTAAGAACTGCGTCGTAAGTGTCGGCAGGAATGGGGTTGGGGACAGCGACGAATTGTTGAGAGCCGTCGGGGAATTGTAAGAAATTCGTTCCAGCAGTCCCGTTCATTACTATATTATTGCTTATGGTTGCGTTTCCAGTAATATTCACGGCGGGGATAGTTTCTGTCCCTTGCCCGAATGGGAATTGTAAGTATAATTTATTTGCCTCTGCGATAGTTAAAAACTCGCCTTCGCCATTAGTTGTTCTAAATAATCCAGCGTCAAATATAGGGACATTTTCTACGGGAGGGTTATAAGCACTCATTTATATAATTAAGCAGAGATAAAAAAATCAAAAGGGCAACCAAAAACTCTTTATACGACGCTTATACAACAATTCTTGTTGTCTCTTGAACCATAGCGGTTGAGTATGGTAGAGTAGTTGAAACCCTCGCACCACTATTATTTAAAACTTCAATATTGAAATTGTAGGTTGTCTCAACCAGATTTCCAGAAGGAGAAGCGAATGAGGGAAAGTAAGTAGCAGTGTTTTTAACATAGAGTAAAATCTTATTAGAACCGAAGACATATTCCATATAGACGATAGGGACACTTCCTAACCCCCCAGAATATGGGTCAGGATTAAGAGCGGGTTGGTGAGTTCCCGTGTCTCTACTCGTCATAAAAAACCCGTTGTTGCCCGTTGTGGCTACGGCTTCACTTGTGTTTGCTGTATAAGGGGTAGGCAAACTTGAATTATTCAATAACACTGGGACTATAAAGAAAGTTCCATTGTCCCAACAATAAGCGTCGTTTCCAGCAGAAGTAGTCGCATATACATTATTGGTATAGCGAAATTGTATATTACCCCCGTAATTTATTGCGTTGCTCCCAAAAGAAATCTCGCAGAGGTGTTGATAAATTATTTCGTCGGGAACGGCGGGAGCGGGAGCAGACGAAAAGACCGAAACGGGTAATGCTGAATTGCTCCCATAGTTGTTTTTTATAAATGAAAAGGTGGCGGGATTATCCAAATCCAAAGCGGAACTTGGCGTGATTGTTATAGATTGTGCTGAAAGGTTAATAACTGACGAACTTACGCTTTGCGTGGTTTGACTGCCGTCGTTTTCTGTGCTAAATAAAGAAGCGTCAAATATAGGGACATTTTCTCGTGGAGGGTAATAAGCACTCATTATATACATTAACCGAGATAATAATATAGTAAGTTTAGCACTTTTATTTTCTCATTAAGTATATAATGCCTCCCCGAAAAAAGAAAGAAGCAGAAGCCCCAGCGGAAATCGTAAATTGGTATGAGAAAATCCCAAAGGAAATGCTTGATAGTGCCGAGAACCCCAACTTAAATATACACCACCTAAAAGTCCCATTTAGAATGTGTGTTGTAGCCCCTTCGGGCAGTGGAAAGACAAATTTCCTTGTTAATCTTATCCACCTATTCAGTCAGGGAGCAAAAGGAACTTTTGGCGATATAACTATTATAACGAGAAACAAGGACGAACCACTATATAACTTTTTAACTTCTAAATGCGACCAAATCCAAGTCAAGGAGGGCATACACAACCTCCCCCTTTTAGATAAAATGGATAAGAAGATTAACCACCTTGTGTGCTTTGACGATTTGGTTCTCGCCAAAGACCAATCAGCGATAGAGAACTATTATATTCGTGCGAGAAAGTTGAATTGTTCTGTGATATACTTGTCGCAGTCATATTTTAAAATCCCCAAGATTATCCGCAACAACTGCTCGTATATGGTTATTTTGAAACTATCGGGAAACCGAGAGGTGAATATGATTTTGAGTGAATTTGGGCTGGGTGTATCAAGGGAGCAATTGCTGGGAATGTATGAATTTGCTACAAAGGAGAAGTTCTCGCCACTTTTAATTGATTTAGAAGAAGACCCGTTCAAAAGGTTTAGGAAGGGCTTTACGCAGATATTAGACCCGTCCGCTTATAAAAGTGAAATGCCTTAATTTTTATCTAATGTATATGTATAATGTGCTTGCGACCCGAGTGTAAATACATTGAAATAATTGAGGGACTACCCTCCACGATATTTAAAACCTATATCCACTATGACGCAGACAATAAACCGCTGTGGATAGATTATATGGGGCTGGAATTTGATAGGAAAAATAGTCCAAAACCTGTGCGAAAGGTATATAAGCCAACTATTCAAAAGGTGTAGGTGGTGTAGGGTGTAGGTCGTCCTTTTTTCGTATATAGGTTTTATCATTACTATCCTTTTTTTAGAAAATAAAAAAAAAGTCCTTTTCCTACTATGAAAAAAAGAGAACCTACACCCTACACCACCTACACCTTTTTTTATTTCTCTTTAATCAGGGAATTATAATCTCGCTAATAGTATATAATGCCTAATATTACACTGAATTTAGGAAGCGGGAGCGGGGTTGTTGCCGACAAGTTTTTTGAAAAAATCTCCAATAGAGACGACACCAAACCCAATGCCTTTGATACAAAAGTCCCGTTGCCTATGTTTGGAGAACTCAATTTGGAACTACCGCCCTTTTTTATAGTCGCAAGTAAAAAGAAAGGCAAAGGTAGGAATGGGATAAAGTGGAAATTAGCAAACCCAATGACTGAAATCCGCAATTTAGCCAGTCGCAAGGGAAAAAACTCTTTAAGAATAACAAGGAATGAGGACGCAGAAAATGCTGGTTTTTTGGAAACGGAGACCGAACAAGCGGAGTTCGCAAAAGCGAGACCTCTATTATATGAGTTTTCAAAGCGAGACCAAGCAAAGATTGTTAAACATTTCAGGGCAATATATGACGGCGAGGCAGAGAACAGAGCAATTCCAACCAAGAATAAGCCGAGAGGGTTTCCAGCAGTCCTTTATAAGAATGCGAAAAGGGCGGGATTAAAGGAGACCAAAGAGAAGGTCTATACCAGAAATACTACAAAGGGCAAGGCAAAAGCCCCAATGAAATATCCAAGAGGTCGTCCAAGAAAGGGAAGGAAACTGCTGGTGGAGCAAGAGGGGAGCGACGACGAAGATTTTGAGGACGGCGGTTTGCGTGGAGAGCCAACAGCAAGGGAAAAGAAACGATTAGAAGCGGAGAAAAAGGCAAGGGAAGCGGAGAAAAAGGCACAACCTATGGATAGGGATTTAGCATACCTTACGGGTATTGGTAATTTTTATAACTACGCAATACGAGATATATTAGACAAAACTTCCTACCAAAACAGCGGTAAAGATAATGTATGGAATGCGGTTGATAGGTTGAAAAAACTGAAAGAGGGGGCTAATAAAAGCGACGGGGATTATATAAATGAGTTGATAAAAGAAGTGAAGCAATATGAGTTGGACGACCCAGAGGCGAGAGCCAAATTATTACCGCCTCATTGGAAGAAGAAATTGGAGGAGGAGAGAGCGGATAGAAAAAAGAAGGACGATATAAGAAACAAGGCAATTGAATTAAAAAATACATTGGTGCTACGACCCCTTCCGCCAATAGCAGAGCATAAGAAACTCTTAAAAGAAACAAAGAAGTTTCAAGAGGACTATAAGTATGCGGAGAATTGGTATGGCTTGGACGACGAATACAAGAAATCCTTAAAAGAATACGCAAAAATCAAGGGAAAAGGATTTGAAAGCGAGAGCGACGCAGAGGGAGACAAAGACGACGGCGAGGACGGGGACGGCGAGGGTTCAGGTGGCGGTATTTTGAGTAAGATAGTCAAGACAGCAAAGACGGCTTACCGAGCGGTTAAAAATCCCAAGAAGGCACTTGAAGAGGTCAAGAAGTTTGGTAAGAACCTAATCTACGGCAGATTGGACGCTTATCCCCCGTCAGTCCAAAAGATTATAGACGCAAACAAGGACGCAATAGTCCAGACCATAACGCTACATAGAAAGCCGTTGTCTTCTACTTATACCACACTGATAAGTTGGGCGACGGGTGGTGAAACAGATAAGCGAATAAAAGAGCAACCAAAGGACACGCTATATCATATCAGTATGTGGGTCAAGTTGTCTAATGGTAAGACCTTGAAGGTGGAGAAGAATGAGGTAATCGCTATAAATCCAAATCCAAAGGCACACAAGGACGAGCAGACGCAAGAAGTCCCACCACCACCAGCGGGTTTAACCTTTGGCGATATGTTGGAGAAGGCGAGAAAGGAGGTGGGCGACACCAAGTTCTTTGGATATTCGGCAAAGGATAATAATTGCGGAAACTTTATAGAGTATATATTGAAAGCAAATGGAATGAATAGCAAAGAAACGCACGACTATATAGGTCAGGATACAAAGACAATATTGGAGGGTTTTCCCACGCTTCGTAAAGTAATGAATACATTAACTGATATAGCGGGTAGGGCGAATGTGGTATTAGAGGGTGGAGATTTAGGGGAAACGGAAGAAAAATTATCTCACGATACTTATATAGATATGCCGTCGCAAGGAGGTAGAATGTTAGGGGCAACCCATAGTTCAGTTTTTCCAGCACATTCAGGACACCCAGCATTAATGAGTGATATGTTTCCTCGCATACCACAAGCATTCAGTCAAGTATATTTATCTCACCCCAGACCAATTGGTGGTGAGGGTTTATACGCAGGAGGAAGCGGATTATACGCAGGGGGGAGTAGAGGAAGCGGGTCATACCAAGCCAGAAATATTGCCCCCATACCAAGAGGAGATAGTTTGGAAGGTGAGGGCTTTCTTGACGATATAGGGGACGCATTCAAATTCACCTTTTCAAAGCAAGGAGGCAGAGCATTAGGTCAGGCATTTAAGCCCGTCGGTAGTTTCCTTATTCACAAAGGTCTCCCAGCAGTCGTAAGTGGGTTGGCGGGTTTAGGAACAACTCTTGCTACTGGAAACCCTCTCGCAGGTTTTGCTGTGGGGCAGACCGCAGGTAAAGCGTTAGGCAATTACGCTGGTAAGGCGTTGGGAGACGCTACGGGTATGGGAGTTGGTAAGAGACCTCGTATGGTAAAAGGTTCAGCAGAAGCCAAAGCATATATGGCTTCCATTCGTAAGAAGAGAATGAAAGGCGGTGAGTTGCCTCCCCGTTCTCGTGGGGTAATCACTGACCCGTCTTTATTGGGGCAGGGCTTGTATTAATATGATAGTTAAGTGTGAGATTAATGTTAAGAAAGAGATTAAATATGATAGTATTATATGATATTTAAGCATTAACAATGGAATTATATAGAGAATGAGTAATAAAAATATTTTTATATAGTGTTTCCTTATGATTTATGATATTAAATGAAGATTAATATGAATTTTCACTTAATATAAGCAACCGCTTAACATTCGTCTAAATGTTTATATGGGTCAGGTCGCCAATCGGGATAAAAAAGTGTGGCTTTAAAGTTCTCACTCCCCTACTGCGAACCGCCTCCACTTCTTGGATAGAGTATTTAGCGAATGTTTCCTTGTTATACACAATGTAATACAATCCGTCTGTGAAGTTGAATACAAAGACCAATCGTTCGCCCTTGATACGCTCACACTTATCCACTGGGATAATCGTTGTGGGGTATGCCTTGTATCTGTTTCTTCTTGACTTGATTTCATATTTAGTCGTTTCACTTGAAGCGTCAAATGGACTGAACTGATACTCCGCTTTATCAATCTTCTCATTGAAGTATTCGCTCAATCGGCTTATCACCAAGTTCTCTTTCGGCAACCCATACGCAAGGTCAGCATTTAGGATTTCCAATCCATTTCCAGCAAGGTCAGTAGCACGGGTAATCAAACCATTAACAACAAGGTTAGAGTTCATTCTATATATTTAGCAGATACTTTATTTATCGGTAAATAAACGAAAATTAAAATATCCCTAAACATTATAGTATGCCCGACCTTAAAGAGTATATCAAGGACAAACGCCCTACCCTTTCTGCTTCCAGCATTACAACCTACAACAGCATTCTCCGTAATCTTTATAAGAAGGTTTTTGGTGCTGGTGAGATTGAGACCAAGAAGTTTGAAGAGACCGACAAAATCCTCGCACACTTGAAAGAAGTCCCGCCCAATAAGCGTAAGACAATTTTGAGTGCTTTGGTGATTATCACAGACGATAAGAAGTATCGTGATTTAATGTTGGAAGACATTAAGGAATACAACCACGATATAGGTAAGCAAGAAAAGAGTGAAAGCCAAAAGGAGAACTGGGTTGCTGGTGGCGATATTAAGACCCTTTGGGACAATTTAAAGAGAAATACTGATTTGATATATAAAAAATCTCACCTTACTCCAAATGACCTCCAACAAATCCAATCTTACATTATTGTTTCTCTTTTGGGTGGCGTTTTCGTCCCTCCTCGTAGAAGTAAAGATTTGGTTGATTGGAAGATTAAGAATGTTGATAAATCCAAAGACAACTATTTAGACAAGTCCTCCATTCATTACAACTCCTACAAGACGGCAAAGTGCTACGGCGAACAAGTAGTCCAAATCCCAACTGCTCTCAAAAATATCATTACCAAGTGGATAAAGGTCAATCCCACCGACTTTCTCTTGTTTGATACTAATATGAACCCCTTGACTTCCGTCAAACTCAATCAGCGTCTCAATAAATTATTTGACGGCAAGAAGGTTGGCGTGAATGCTTTGAGACACACTTACCTAACGGATAAATATGCCGACACTATGGAACAGAAAAAGAAGATTGATAAAGATATGACTGAAATGGGTAGTTCTGCGAATATGCTTACCACCTATGTTAAAGAAAAATAAAAAGGTGTAGGTGGTGTAGGGTGTAGGTGCTCTTTTTTTCATAGTAGAAAAAAGGATATTTTTTTTTATTTTCTAAAATGGATAATAAAAAAAATCTATATACGAAAAAAGGGCGACCTTCACCCTACACCACCTACACCACCTACATACCGCTATGGAATATGGGGGCAAAAGCGGGGGGCAATCTACTCGCCATTTGGAAATTAGCACTGAAAGGTTGCGACATTAGGGCAGGGGGCATTCCCATACCCAAAAGGTTTCCGTGAATACCTACCGACCCCTTTTCGCCCATTCGTCCCCCACGAAGACGGATAGGAGTGTAAGTAGCGGGGTCTGCTCCCATAGGTCTCCTCGCCATTCTCATATCACCAAAGCCCTTACCACGACGAGGAGCAAATTGTGCGTTATACGACGCTTCGTCTGTAATACCCTGCTTTGCTAATTCAGCGTATGCGGAGGGAGGAAGTGAGCCGTATCCGCCCAACTGCCTTCCAATAGGCATATCCATAAACGACAATCCCTTCATTCCCCGTCCTACTGCGTCCGTGTAGGGAGCAAGAACCCGTCTGCCCCCGCTGTCGTCGTATGGTGTGCTGTATCCGCCTCTGCGTCTCGCTATTTCACCCTCCAACTCGCCCAACTTCAATGAAGCCAAATAAGAACCGATATTCGCCGTTCCAACAGGGCTATTCATAGCAGTCAAAACAGAGTTGGCTGAAAGCACATTTGTATCGGGTGTGCGGGAAGGAGGAGCATTACCACGCTGTTCGTTATACGGGTCAAAGCGGTCAATAGCCCTTGTCGCCTTACTCTCGGCATAGCCACCCAACGCCTTACCCGCCTTCTCGCCAAGCGAAGCACCCGCCTTCATTGCGAACGGCACAAGTTCGGGCTGACCCGCCATTAGGGCAAGACCACTCAAAGCAGACGAACCGATAGTCGCTCCTAACTGCGGTGCGTTTTTCGCCAACTCGCTCACACCTTGCTTGGCTAAACCCTTGATAGTGGGAATAAGCAGTTTCGCACCCACCTTGAAGCCCGACTTTATATCGTCCCAAAGACCCTTTCCAGTCATTTCAACCCCCTCTGGGACATTCATATTGGCGTTGATTTCTTCGGGGGTCAAAGCCATTGTGAATGCCTTGCCCTTTCCAAAAGATTTTGTTATAGGATTATATCTGTCCGCCCTTACTACAAGGGACAACCCAGTTCCGCTACATATTCTTACCTTACCTCCCTTACGGAGTTTCCCTAAAACTCGGGGAGTTGGGCGTGAGATTTCTATTGCTCTATACGACATTATAGTATAGCAGTAGAAAAAAATATTTGGACGGCAATCCCTAAATGTTAGATAATGTATATTTTTATAAGACATTATCTAATTATTAACGCAGAGGTTATTAAACTCTCGCACCAGTCAAAATATCAACGGACACTTCAACACCATACTCAATGAAGATAAAGAGGTCAATTGCCTTTGAGGACATATTCGTTCCAAGAACATTCACTGATTTCGGGACTGCCTCCTCAACGGGGAGCATTCTACCTACATTCACATAGTAGTAGTTGTAGCCCATTTCAAACTGCTTTTGGTCTATCAAACCAGAAACCAAGCCGTCAGTCATACCACCATTAACGGCATTCTGTCCGTAAAGTTGGTTGATATACTGCTCGTATGAGTAGCGTTCAGTGTTATAGATTGCGTTCTGTCCGCTGACTTGGATATTGAACTGGGTCAAGAGGCAAAGAGGAGAGGTAGTTCCACCACCAGCAGTATCAAAGGGGGACTGAATAGGAGATAGACCGCAATTACCCGTTAGGGTTGCTCCGTCTCCCGCTTGGAAGAAGGGGAGAACCAAGACGGACTTGATATTCGCAATGCCGTTGGTAATAAGGTTATTGAAGGTCTGTCCCGCCGTAATTTGATTTACAATCTGGTATTGGTAAATATCGGTATAGACAATCTTTTTAACAGGAGCAGAGAGGTAAGAAGTTTCAAAGACAGGATTGAAAGTATATGCTGGGACATTCAGCAAGATAGAACCACCAAGAGGAGAGCTGGCGACCAATGTGCTTCCAAGAGAAGTTTGCGAGGTATTCAAACAACGATTACCAACCGCAAGAGAGGCAATGTAAGTTCCAGCCGTGAAAGAAGCCGAACCCTGTGCTCCTTGGAAAGTGCTTGAAGCACCAGCAGAGGCAATCATAATGGGGGACACACCACCAAGAGGACTGCTGACGGAAACAGAGCTGAATACGTCTCCCGCACTTTGAGTGAATGAGACGGAGGACTGGTTCAAGTTGAGCGTAATACGCATAAACACACCCTTCAATAGAGGCACACGCTCAAAGAAGGCGTGTAAATGCTTCAACCACACTTGGGCGGTGATACAAACCTGAACGGAAGCACCAGTAGTAGAGGCAACACCATTCACCTTGTTAAAGATATAGGACTTCCAAAGCAAGTTCAAGTTGGAAATGGTAGTTAGTGTTCCAGAGGCGGAAGCACCAGCGTAGGTCGTTCCAGTTCCCGCTACACCTTCGGGGTCAAAATTCCAACCTTGCTGACGGCGGAGGAGACCAACATTGTAGCCGTCAAATGCGTTGAAAGCACCAGATACAACAGGGAAAGCACCTGCGTTTCTGTTATTACAAGTTCCAATACCATTCGTGGAGGCAGTAATGGTTGCGTCAAAACGGACAGCGGTTGCGTCGTCGGGATAAAAGCCCAACATAGCACCGCTTACCACAACGTCGTTGTAGGACATAGAGGTCATTAACTTAAATGAGTTCCAAAGACCGCAGTAAGGAGTTTGCTGAATAATAGTAGTTCCGTTGTAGTCCAAAGTGAAGGAATGGACGATAGAACCATACCAGTTCTTCAAGCCCATAACATAGTCGCCAGAAGTTCCAGCAGTGGCGGGGAGGAAAGGAGTAGCACTCGCACTCTGGGTTAGGGTCATAAGCAAAGGCATAGTGAGGTATGCCTCACGATAGTTCATATACTTATTGGAGTTGGCTAATTGAGAAGTATCAATAACGGACTGATTGCCCTGATAGTTCTGGTTCTGGTTGTCTAAAATACTCAACCAATCTTTACGGACGAAAACGGAGGGAGTTCCCTCGCTCATAGAGGACATATCAAACACGAGAGTATCTGCCGACATATTATATAATATCCCAAGATAAAAAAATCGGGATATGATACTTTATTATTACTAAACCTTCTGGGTATTACATATCAAACTTGATATTGGCGGGTTTCTTCGTCAAGGGTTTCACAATTAGGCGGTGTAGTTTTTCGCCTAAACCACTACCCCTTGCGGGATTATTCCCCGTGATATTCATATAATCGTCTATACTCTCGTAGGAAGACCCACCCCCTGCTCCACCCTTATTCAAAATAACTGACCCCATACCTCGTCCTTCCATTATCTTTTTGCGGTGTAGCCGACCGCTCACGCAAACATTAGGATTGCTTCTGTGTAGCATATTTATATGATATACAGAGATAAAATAAATTAGACATTCGCCTTTAACATTATCTTCTTTTTCAAGTTCCTTAATCTCAAAGTCCCTATCATTAGGGTATTCAGTTGCGTCAATTGCTTTTGAATATCCTGTTCCTTATTGGTATGCTCTGGGTCTTTACAATTCTTCAACTCGGTCATTAGTCGCATTTGCTCCTTCGCAAGGTCGTCGTAGAGTTTGTCTAAATACTGCTCGGTCAAATCGCTCATTTGAAAGGAGGACATTCGCTATATAATTAAGCAAGATATTATTTTTTAATACTTACCGCCAGTCAATTTATCTCCTAAATCTCCCATACCCATATCTTTCGTATCTCTAATCACCAATACAATCGTCATATTCGGGTCAAGAATAGTCAGCGGTTGGAAATTTATACCTAAAATTTGGAGACGGAGTTCGTTGTAAGTTCCGCTTAACAACCTATTCCAAGCAAACTGGGGAGGATACTCGTTGATTTGCTCTCCAAAACCCACTCTTGGAGAGAGCGAGTAGATAATGCTGTTGGGAATAGCATACTTATTAGCAATATTGGAAATTGCTAAATAAACAGAGGAGTTGGGTTGGACTTGCGGTGCTGTGTCGCTCGTATAGGACAAGTTTGTTCCCACACCCGCATTGAGCGAGGTCGTGAAAGGCACTGGGGTCGTGAAGCCCAATATCGCATTCAAGTTCGCTGGGATTATCAGCGAGGGATTAAAAGTGGTCGCAGGGAAACCAACCCAACCAGCAGAACCACTTGCGGGGTCGGCAACTGGGACACTCCAACCAGCGGGCAAGGCAATTGGGACGGGGAATGTGTTGATTTGAACGGCATATATATTGGCGTTGATTAAGAATTCAGCGTAATAAACATTCTGTCCCGAAGCATTGATAAGGTAAGTTCCGTTCTTGATAAATTCATATTGGAGATAGAAATTCAAGTCGGCAACCTCATACAACCCCGCTGGAATAGTAATAGAATAGGTTATGGTCGTAGCACCATTCGTCCATTGGTAAGAGAATGTATTGTTGGCGAGGGGCGAGGAGTTGATATTTTCCCAAGAGTAATACATATTTACATTCTGTATCGCTATTTCGTGGTGCGGAAAAGACACGGAGTTAGGAAACTTATAGACCAATGTGTTATTCTGTCCGTTGGCGACTATGTTGTTTTGGTTGAGAACAATTGTTGCGACCATTATATAATATTAACAGAGATTATTTTCTTGTGTGTTCCTTAATAATTCTTTCATAAGTGGAATAACACCCCCCACAAGAGGGCATAGGGGAGGTTATATTGTTCCCCCGTAGTCCTAAATAATAGGCGGTCTGGTTGCCCCCCGCAATAAAACGGGGTTGTAATTCGCCACTTCGCATTTGCGGAATACTATTGGGTAGGTTCGCATTGAGAACCTTTGCGTGAAACATTTTATACATTACAGGGAGATTTTTATTATTGCTAAATCTTTTTAATGACCCAACGCCAACAATTCGTGTAGGATTTCGTTCGCTTGTCTCTTGGGAATACGACCCTCCGCTACAAACTTCATTAGCATTACCTTAAACTCCTTCGCAATCTTGGGGCTGTCGTTTCCAGCAATAATCTCCCCTCTCAAAATATTAAAGCGGTCTTCCTCTTGTTTGTCTTCACTCTTCATTTTGGGAATTGCTGGACTATCCACATTACAGGTCTTGGTGATTTTATAGAGTTTATTCTTCTCGTCTGTATCAAGGGCAGAAATATCCTCGTAGGACGGCACTCCCTTACCTACAAGCGTCTTTATCACTTTTGCTAATCGGGGGGACACCTTCTCCGTTGGAAGCGAACCAATTGTGTTTCCGCTGGGCTGTCTAAAAGCGACTATCCCTTCTCCCTCCAATCTGTGCTTGTTGATAAAATAGCGACCAAACTGGGTATATGGCTTGGGCTTCTCCATTGGCTTATCTACCAAGTGGGCGATTGACTGGCGGTATGGTTTGCCGACCTTTGGCTTCGCCAACCCTCTACCACTCATTTTGCCCTTGATAATAATGCCCTCGCCCGTCGTTCCGCCGTTCGTTTGAGCCAAATAATCTTCAAATGCTACATTGAGTTCTCCGTTGCTGTCCCTCCCACTATCAAACAATTTGGTTGTTCCTCCTCGTCCCGCTCCCGCTCCATACCGCCTACCGCTCTGTCCTGTAAGAACCAACTCGGGGTTCTTGGTTAATCTCGCATTCAAGAATAAAACCTTGTTGGCTTTTTGTCTTGTTCCAAAAGCACTCCACTCGTCTTGGGTTATATTGCGTGGCTGTCTATCATATATTGCCCGACTTGTTGGTGGTGAAGGAGAGGGGGCGGGGCGGTCTTCTCCCGCAGTTCTCGCACTCTCCGCAAAAGACGGCACGGCTTCCTCCTCCACTTCCTCCGCCCGTCCCGCTTCGCCTATTCCTCTGTTTTGGGCTAAACTATTGGAGACAATTTCTCTAATTTCCGCCATTTGCTCTAATACACTCGGTTCAAGCGTAATCAAACCAGACAATCTACTCAAAGCACCTTCGGTATAGCGTCTGTCTCTGTTCGCCATTCCAATATTAATCTCGCCAATAATATCGCTAATATCCTTGTTGGACGGCAAGTTGCGGAATATATCATTACCAATCGTATTTATATCCGCTTGGTCTTGCGGGGGCAACGAGGCAATAATTCTCAACTCCTCTTGGCTTGGAATAAGTGCCTGATTTTCAACCACTCGCTCACCCAAAAGAGCCGTTGGTATTCCAAATTGGCGTTCCACTCTCTCCAATAGAGATTTCAAGACAACCCAAATCTGCCCTCTCGGCAACCCATAAAGGATTTGGGTATTACTCATTATGATTGCGTCTCCGCTTGATTGCTGTAAGCCCGTTTCAACTCCGTCCGTCAATTGGAACTTCTATCAAGCGATTTAAATAGGCAATAAAGGCACTGGTCGGCACTCCCGTCGCAAATTGTCTTCTCATATCGGGTTCTATCTGTCCCCAATTATCAACGGCAAAGCGTATCTGGTCTGTGCCTAACTCGCCGATAATCTGGGAGGCAATCACACCGCTTGTAATAGTGCTTAACTTGGAGCGTAAATCCACTTTGAGTGCCTCAATATCACTCGCTCGTTCAGTTGTGGTTCTCATATCGGGCGGTTGGCTCGGTGTCTGCCCTGTGTTCTTGAAAATCAAGTTCGCATTCTGGTTCTTCTGGTCGTTGGACGCTTGAAGACGCAAGTTGGATAGGTATTGCTCCCTATACTTCGCTCCGTCAAGTGGGTTCTTCCTACTCTTTGGGTTCATTATATCTACTAATGAGAAAATATAATAATAGAAATCTGCTAAATCTAATAGAGAACTGGTCTGCCCTCCGACTCTTCGGTTTTAATCCATTCGTCTTGCTCGGGTGATAGTAATACTTGGCGGTCTGTGCGATTATCCTTGACGATAGTTGTAGTGGGGTCAAACTCCTCATTCAAAATATCTTCATTTACCAAGCGGTTAAACTCGTCCAGCATTACCTTTTCCCAATCTTCCCCTAAACTCTGGATATATTCATTCATTACTCGGTTGAACTTTACCTTCTGGGAATGAGGCAAGTCCCTAAACTGCGACAGCAATGGTCGTCCCATTCGCTTCATTACAAGCACCATTAAGCGGGTTGCGTTCTCCTGCGTGAAATCTTCTTTGCTAAACTTCGGCATTATAATATTAACACAGATATTAATATTGGAATTTTTGACCTAAATATTGGGGGCGGGTTAAGGGAAAAAAGGTGTTTAACCACCTAAAAGGTGTAGGTCGTGTAGGGTGAAGGTTCTCGTTTTTTCGTATATGGTTTTTTTTTTACTTTTTTTTTAAAAATAAAAAAAAACGGAATGCCCCTTTTTTTTACTTTACAACACGTGAAATAACCTACACTACCTACACCACCTACACCCTCACAATTTTCTATTCAAATAAAAAAGGTATATACAGCATATATGGTAAGGAATAATATTAATCTTTTATCAAATTAAAATTATGCTGGGTGTAGGTCAGGGTGTAGGTTATTTTGACCTACACCTTTTCTTAATTTTTGTTTTTGTTTTGGGTGCGAGGTTAAGAACCCTTTTTCGCTTAATTATACACCTAATACTCGTCAGTTTCAACCTCGTCGTTTATCTCGTGGCTGATATTACTTACCTCGTTTTGGGTTTCCTCAAATTCTCCATTCTTTTTCAACAATAGGCAACCCAATTTGAAATGTGCTTTGAGAATGCTGATATTGATTGTCTGCTTGTATCCCGTCTTGGTTCTTGTTCCCTTTTGAAAAGTCTCCTCTGGTAAATCGCATTCGGTCTTTATCTTTTTGAGTAGCACACCCTCGTTCATATTGTCCTCAAACTTGTATCCAGTTGTCTCACGCCACAAGCGAAACTCCTTTAACAAATCGCTCCCAGTCATTATACACTCGGTCATTTGAATACGCTGTAAGGTAAATGCCTCCAAGAATATAGACATAGGGTTCTTGGTGTGTTCTATAATGGTCTCGTGATACTTGGTTCTGGGGACTTTGCGGAAATTCCAAGTGGATATATCAAATATTTTGAAAGCCCAGTAGATAGACCGCAGGGCGTTTGGTCTCACAAGTGCCTCGTTGATTTCTTGAAAATGTGCGTCGTTGCCTTTCAATTCGTCATTACAACGCAAAATCCAATTGCGTCTGTCGTCCTTTGAGGTCTTGGTAGGGTCAGCGGTGTTTGTGAGTTGGACTACTCGGTGATACGAATTGATTTCAAACTGGTCTTTGCCTTTGGGGTTAATCCACATAGGATAGTCAGTAATCAACGCTTTTATCTTGCCGTCCGCACCAAACGCATTACGCTTATCCGTCTCACTCAAAATCACGAGGTAGGCATTCGTCATAGCAGAATTGAAATTACCCCAGCAATCTCGCTCTGGTGTTTGGGTTTCCAGAGTTTTACCTGCTCCATATAATTTGGAGAATGTGTTGAGAATGGTGGATTTTCCTATTCCTTGATTGCCGATTAAGTTGAGGGCGTGTTCTGGTTTCTCACAGGGTTTTTGGATTGAATGAGCGAACCAAGAACATAACCAATTAGTTTGTTCGGCTTGACGACCGCAAATAATATTAATATGCGACATAAATTTTTCTACTGCGTCGTGGTCTATTTCTGGGTCGTCCATTCCAGTAAAGGGTAGTGCCTCATAAGGACTGGGTCTCCAAAGATTAAACACATTATCAGGGCAGACCAGCGGAGGCGGATAAACCCCTGCGTCCTCGTAGCAACGCATAAGGGGGTCTCCTACCCATTCCTCAATGTATTTGATTTTCTTTTCCTTACCACTATCCAGCGTCTTTGTATAGCATTCATTTTCGTAGGCGACAACCAATTTCTTTTTGTCTTGGAATATGAATTTTTTGAAAATGCCGTATTCACAATAGGAACGCATAAAGGTCGCCGTATTTTTGATTTTACACCATTCCCGTTCAAAGTTGCCTCGCCAAGTAATATATTCTGGGTCTTGGTTGGTTGCGACAGCGGATACATTATCGCCCCCCGTCTGTAAAACCTCCAATTCTATCATAGGAACTGCGGTTGCCTCTACTAATGCTCGTCTTGCGTCAATAATGGATTGAATAACATAGCATTTATCCTCTGGATTATCGGGTATAAACTTTTTCACTTTCATTTTGATAGAGAACCCAGTTTTCTCCAAAATGTAATCATTCATTCCGTTAATGTGAAAATTCATATCGGTATATGCTGGTGGAGCAGGAGCGGTCAATCCGTCATAACACAAGTCAAGAGACCTCGCTTTGAATAAACCATTATCCACTCCATACTTGTAGGCGTGTTTGAGACATTCGTTCTCCATAATCCCGCAAAAGTAGGACATAGTGCGAGATTTCTTTTCCCAGAGTTTCATAGGAGGTTTTGGAGCAGGAGGGTCAAAACAAACCTTACTAACAAGGTCAGGGTTGCTTTCATACACGAGGTCAATTATTCTTGATATTTCGTTTTTGAACTCCTCGTATTTCGGGTGTTTTGGTTTTTCAGCAACAGGTCTGGGAACTTTGCCTTTCTTTGCCTCTCCCTTTTCAATACTTTTAGTCCAAGTGGTTTCTCCTCCTCCGTAAATGGTAAGATTGTGTAATTCTTTAATATCGCCTTTGGTTAATCGGTTTGCCTTTGTTTCTTTTTCGTCTGCTCCCTCAACCGAGTAGTAATCAACCATTTCCTCCGCAATAGTATCAAAATTTGTAATATAGTTCTCAATCGCAGGGAGACCCCCCGTGATTTTTAAACGCTTACCCATACACAATAGCAGGGTGGGGTGTCCTTTCACCATATCGTAATCAACCCAACCCTCGTAATGAAAGATTGTATTTTTGATATATTTGGAATGAACGCCTAAACTGCCCGACACTCCAAGAAAATCAGGGTCAGTGGGGTCTTTTGCTGAATAACGCCTACCATATCCTCCACCTCTGGATTTCCACTCAATATGTAGGACACCATTTTTCAACTTATCAACGATATTGTTTTTAAAATTATTTTTCATTACCTCTGTGATTTTTGGATTTCCAAACTCGTCCAACTCCTCACACTCCAAAATCAAGCGGATAATTTCTCTATCAATAGTGTATTTCCAATCACCATTCCATTCAACATAAGACGGCACTTTCGCTAAATCAATCGTCCAAGAGTTCTTTTTCAAAAAGTTCATTCTTGCTTATAGATACTACCAAGATTATATTTAATACCTTTTATCCCTAAATGTTTAATTCAATTTTATATTAAATTGTTAAAACAATTGTCTTAAAATACAGGGGTTTTTTGATACATTAATTACCCTAATTATTTAATCATTTTTTTATAGAATTTCGTATTTGCCCTAATATGGGTCAAATATGAAATATTGCTTAATTAAATGGTGGTCTGGGGTTCTTGGGTGATTTTTAGAAAGAGGTCAAGGGGCAACTTTTCCTTAATCTTGCGGAGTTTGTGAATGTCGGCTAAATACTTGCCGTATTCTTTTAGTTCCTCCGCAGGTAATCCATTCACCGCCTTACACTTGACCGAGTTCTTGTATGCTCGGCAGTCCTCCTTGTTCTTGTTGTAGCGGGTTCGCATATACTCTCGCATATATGTCTTCTTATCGGCTGTCTTGTTTGCGGTTGTAGTTGAAGGAGTTTCCATTGCTATATTGTATAAGCAGATTATATTTAATACCTTTTCCCCCTAAATGGTTAAATCAATCATTTTTATTTTATATTAGGTGCTTACACATTTCCAATATATGGGCGTGAGAGAGAGGGTAGATATGGGTTAAACCACCAGCGTCCTCTGCTTTGTATGGTGCGAGGAGACCACCTCCGTATGACCCGTTTGCCTTGTTCTCCGCCATTATCTTTGCCTTGTTGTCGTCTAATAATTTCTTGGTTTCCCTTGATTGTCTAATGTATCGCTTCAAAGGTGGGGGTAATACGGCTTCTACCTTTCCAAGATAATCCGCCATTTTCTCTTGTGGGTTAAACCCAGCACCCGCTCCGCTACTATCAGTTCCCTCACTATCGGTTGCTCCTCCCATACTCTCGTCATAAGCCCTCCTGAATTTAAGCATTATTTTTCTAACCAATGGGGGCTGGCGAGACCCAGATACAAATCCTTCAAATCTTCTTACCATACGCTCCATATCACCGCCACCTTCTATATCGTCTAATACCCTACCGAGTTCTCTACCTCGTCTCTTTTTTGGTAAGTTAATAGCCCTCAATATTGCGTCGCCTTGTGCTTGTGATAAGGGGCGAGTTGGCGGAGGGGTTGTATCTCTTCTTGCTCCACCAGCCGATTTACCAATGCCGTCCATAAAGTCCTTTGGGAACATACCACCCTTCATTCCATTTCCAGTCATTCCTGCTACTATACCCCTCATATCGTCAAACTCTGCTCCTGCTTGATTTTGTAATAGTTGTAGTGCTTGTGCCTCGGCAATTGGGTCGCCCCCGTCCTCTATAAAAATACTCCTTATCCAATCCAAAAAACGCTGACGAAAGGTGTTCCAGTTCCCATTAAAGAATATATTATTCGCCTCAATCATATTTGTATAATCCTGCTCTGTTATTGTTGTTGGGTTTGTTCTAAAAATAATATCATAAAAGTAAATCCATTGAGCGGAGGTTGGTTGGGGGGTTGGGGGGGGAGGTTCATAGGTGGAAGGTTGAGCCATTTTACCGCCCTTCATTCCCTTACCAGTTGGCTTCTCACGGCTTTCCTTTAAAGCAATAAATTCGGCTTCCGCTTCCTTTCGTCTCGCCTCCTCCGCTTGGTCTCTATCTATCTTGTCCCTCTTCTCCATTTCTTTCGCCATTTTCTCCCTCTTGGCTTCGCTTAAAACTGGCTTTCTCCTTGCGTATGGGTTTTTCGGGTCAGTTGTGGGATATGGCTCGGGCGTTGGCGGGGCTGGGGCGGGAGCAACCTTACTACTACTCACACCCTTACCTGCCGACCTTTTATCTTTATCTGCTATTGCTATATATAAATCGTGAAACAATTTTGATTGTTTATCTCTTATCTTACCATTATCCCAGTAAGTATCTTTATCTTCTCCATTATTCGCCCAACCTGTTTCAAGTGAATTTGCTCCATATTTCGCTTTAAAATAATCGTC